GAAAACTCTCGCTCCCCGCCACTTCCAAACCCGCCTAAACGTCCAAATGTTTGATCGCCGTATGTAAGTTGCCCACGGTTTCTTGTAACTGTTGACCAGCTATCCTGACCACCTTCGCCGGTAACGGAATTAACCAACTCCTCATACGGTGTTTCGGTAATGCCTAGTTTTGACAGGTCAGTGATGCCATAGTTGGCAAGAATTTGCGCAAGTTCATTGGCGCGGTTGATGCCCCTGATCTCAGGGTTAAGACCGTATCCTTGCCACTGCTGTGAAATTTGTTGAGCAAGAGGTTGCCAATCTATTGGGGCAGCGGTAGGTGCAGGAGCGGCGGCAGGAGCGGCGGTCGGCGGAGGTGCTGAAGTTATGTCCGTTATCGGATCTTGATAGCTGTAATTATCTTGGTAGGCGTATGGATCGTAGTACGGTTCAGCTTCTATCGCGAGCCCAGGCTGCTCTCTTTCAAACGCAAAAGACTGCGCCGGAGCAGCAGTGGGGATTGGCGCGGGGGCAGCGGTAGGGACAGGGGCAGAAGTTGGGGCTGGAGCCGCTACGGGGTCATATACGCTATACCCCATGTGTTGACGAAAAAAGTCAACGTCGCTTTGCGTTATTCCAGCACCAGCACCAATCAGTTGCGATGGAGTAAAACCTTGCTGGTTAAAGTACGCAACCTTTTCAGTGCCCCCTAGGTCATACCAATTTTCTGGGAGCGTTACATCTCCAAATTTGTATTGGTTTGCCATATTACTGCGTCAAGTCGTAGAAGGTCAAAGACCCGATGGCCGCACCAGAAGAGCCCGACAGCACCCGGATGCCCAGCGTATAGATATCACTCGTCCCAGTCAAGGAGGAACCCAACTGAAGATCCCAGTTGTACCCAGCAGTCTGGTTGATCGTCCCGCTGGACTGGTTAGTGGACTTCACGTACTGGATATCTACGATGGTGCCTACCGTCATGGCCGTGGCTGAAGTGTCCATCTCCACGTTGGCATCACTTGCAACTGCAGCCCAAGAGGCCCCAGTCAGCCCTGTACTGTTCTTTGCCAGGATAACCTCAAAGTCATCCCCCGTCGAGGTCGGCATCACGTTAAATTTTACAGGCAGCACCACTGCGTTCAGCGCCGTGGAAGCCAGCCGGATGGAAACCAGAGGAAGAAAGGTTGTGCTGATTGAAGTTCTGGTCGTTGTCCTGCGGGCAACGTGCTCGATGGATGTCTGCTCGTAGCCACCTTCTGAAACCACCGAAGAGCAAATTTGCTTCAAGGACGAAGCGCTGGCCGTCGCTGCGGTGTTGGTAATCTCGTACCTGACCGGCAAAATTGCCGTGGTCATGTAAACAGAAGTGATGTCGTTTGCATTCTCAAACGTGTGGCAGACGATGTACTGACCGTCAATGATGAACCCGCACCGAACAGACCCGACACCCAACCACTCAAAGTCCATCCACAAAATTTGTGCTTTGGTCAGGTCAAGGGTAAACCCGGAGTCTCCCGTGCCGTCAAGTTTGTCGCCGTTCCAGTTGTTTTGCGTCACGATCCGCGCATCACTGACAGATCCTGAGATGTAAGACCGCAGGACGAATGAAACAGTACTGTCGTTCTGTTGGATAAACACGCCGTTCTGGGTTCCAAAGTACCCCACCCGCTGGCGAAGCCCCGTCTTGGCGGTGTTCATCACGAACGTAGCCAAACACAACAAACCCTTACCCGGCTGGTACGGCATGCACCTGTAAGACTGCCTTACAACTTCAGAACCACTGGAGGTGGTGACATCCATCCGTACCGATGATTCGTTGGGCAGGTACGTTGTTGAGCCTCCAGTGGCGGTGCTGGTGTCAAACTGATTGTCAATAGCGTAGCGGTTCTGAGAGTCAAAAATCGTGTAAGGAGCGCTGGTTCTTAACCGACCAAAGGCATCGACGTTGGTCCCGCCGATGGAGACTGGAACGGTTGCAGATGTGCTCACAAGTTGCCCCAGGAGTTGGTCAATTTGGTTGAAGTACAGGCGCAGGACGCTGTTAAATTTGTCGAAGTACTTCTGGTCGTACTCCTGCGATGCTTGAGGTAGCGCCGGGGCGACAAACCGCTTGATGACGTTGTAGATCAGCGCCATGATTAACTCTTACGGCCATCAGGCTTGAGATCAATTCTGGGTGAACCTAACTGCCATGTCACGCCCAGGTCTGTAGACGCAATTTTGATGGACATCTGCCGCCCGCGCACGCGGATGTTGACTTGGCCCGTGAACTCCTCCACCGGGACTGTTGCCGAGCGCACGATTGCGCCGTTGTCTGACCCGCCCAAGGATGCAGGGTTGTTGTACCCGGAGCCTGAGTTCTGCAAGGGCAGAAGCGTCAGCGTTGCGCTGGGATTGTTCGCCGTAGACCCCCGGAACGTGATGTCAGGCAGCACCCGCCACACAAACGCAAAATTGTGCCCGTCGTCAATGTCAAATTCTGACGAGGTGATGTACGCCTCAAGCGGCACAGCGGTCCCTGTGGTGTTGTCGTCTACACCAGACTCATGGTACAGAAGCTGGTCACCGTAAGCCGCAATAGGTAAGTTGCTGATGATGCTCGCATCCATCCATGCGGTGCGGTCCATCGTGCCGTAGTACCAGATCTTTTCCAAGTAGTTGTAAACAACGTACCTGTCAGGAGACGCAGTATTGTTATCCGCAGAACAGTAGAACCACCAGACTTCTGTGAACTGTTCTACGGTAGAAGCAAAGACTTGCTCTCTCTGGTTCTGATTGAAATCACTAAAAATGTGTTTCCGCAAATCGCAGGGGAGTGTTTGCACCCGCCCGTCGTACACATAGAACTTATCTTCACCCATCCAGTACAGCACGCCTGACCCCGTGACCATCGCCCGGTCGCTCATCAACGTGACGTTATCGGCAAGGATCTGTGAGCCCCACACAATCGGGGGGCCGAGGTACTGAAGCGAATACAGAGCGATGTCTGTCCAGACCAAGATCTCCTGCCGAACCTGGGCTACGCCTGTGATTTCAGACCCGTGAGACAGCGTGAGGCTTCCTGCTTGGTTGGTCGCTGCGGGCGTCCAGTTGACCGCGCTTTCCTGATCTGACCACCGGATCAGCATCGGGTTCTGGGTAGCTGTACCGTAGTCATTGCACCCAAACGCCAGAACAAAACGCGAAGCATCAGACACAAGCATCAGCCGCTGCACCGTCGGTACGTCCGTCGCGCCGGTAAGTGAGGTCAGGTTTACACCACGGGTGGAAAGACCAGAAGAATTATCCCAGTAGTACAGCGGCCCGTCCGTGGGGCCGAAGATCAGGTCTTCACCAAAATTCTGCTGGTCCCACACGCGCAGGGACTCAAGTGATGTGCTCCCGATACCCCACGCGCCACCACCCCAAGGCCCCGCGCCCCACCCAGCCAAAGGTGTTTGAGTAGCTGGACCTACGTTGATTTGATAAGCGCCTACTACGGCTGCGCCGCCGTTACCTGAGTCTGACGCATTGGCTGTAGCGGTAGCAGTGAACGTGTACGTGTCAACCGTCAGTACAGTGATTTGGTATTCTTGGTTTAAGACGGTGGCTGTAATGTTCCCGCCTAAAGATACTGCACCGCTGAAAGTAACGAAGTCTCCAGTTATTGCCCCGTGCGCTATGTCAGTAGCCGTGATGGTCGCGCTGCCGTTTGTAGCAGCAAAAGTAATGGCCCCTGCGGCTGTGGTCTCTCTTATCGGCGTGATATCAAAGTACGCACTGCCGTACATGATGTAGAACTTGAGGTTCGTTCCGACACCCAGCAAAGACGACCACGGCCACAGCGAACGCGCCGTGCCTTCAAATGTGCTTACGTTTGATAGCTGATTCCAGCCGCCAATTTTCTCTGGTGTGCCGTAACGAAAGCGTACTTTGTCACAGTCAAACCACCCGCCCTCAGTGGTATACCTAGTGTTCTCTTTATTGACACCGGGCTTTAGCTGTATCTTTTTGAGCATATTTACCCCAGCAAAGCAATTTCTGCGGCTCTACGTTTCACCAGACCGGGCAATACTTTGCCACCGCCGCGCACCCACAGGGATAACTGTTCCTTGGCACCGTCCCAGTCCTGCTCGTCAATCTTGCGCCGCAGGGTGCTGCCGCGATACCGGGCCACGCCAAGATTGTAAGCAAAGTCGGTCATAGCCCCAAGGGCCTTTGGAAACGCAAGCAACCCCGGCGAAGCCTTCAAAACCCCCGCCAGATAGTTCGTTTGTAGCTCAGACAGCAACCACTCATCCGCGATCTCCTTGGTGATCTCGGGGTGCTCCATCGTCACTTTGGTGCCGTCAGGCTTGAAAACGGTTCCATAGCCAATCGTGGGGTAGCCCGCCGGGCAGATGTACGGCTTCAGCCTTAGCCCTTCAAAAGGGCGGCACAGAGCAGCGGCGATGTCTACCGCCTCACTTGCTGGACCGCTCATACACCCGTCCGACAAACCAGAAGGAGATGATCATGTTGAAGACAGCAAGATCGTCTGCGCCCCACATCGTGACCAAGACCTCCTTCCAGTTGCCGTTCTGTTCTATGGCAATCAGGAAAGCAGCAATCTTCACAGAGGCGTACAGAGCCAGGAAGGCGTAAGTGACCATCGGGCGCACCAGCGCTGAGATTGCAGAGACAAACCACCCGGCATTCTTGGCGGTCTCGGACTGCTCCTTGAACGCCTGAGCCATCGTGTCCATCTCG